GTTACCAGTGTTCTTACACTGCATATACAGGCGCAGCTTCGACCAATTCCCCGCAGCGTTCTGCTCAAGGAGGTCGCCCTCCATCTTAAACTCAGTACTAGGCGAAGTCCTACTAATTGTTGAACGTGTAGTACCCATCAGATCACCCCCATCTGAACATCTTGACGAACCGCATCAGCAACCTCACGGCCAAGCCTCTTGATGGTCGAATCAGACAAATCTGTAGAAACAGACTCACCAAACCCGCTAACCTTCTTATCCGGGGCCAACGCCTCACGAATACGCTCCAGCTGAGGACCACCCAACGGGAGCACAGCCTCGTCATAACGACCCTCGCCAATGATCGCTGCCGACCCTCCCCGAGTAGCGGACACGAGAGCACCCTGCGCAAGATGCGGAATGGCGGGAATAGTCGGGAAGTTTACGCCCGGCGCTTGATTCACACCACGAATCAGAGCGTTGATGCCGCCCGTGGCACCGTTAATCACGCCGATAATCGAGTTGATGACACCCTTCAAGAAACCGACCACCCCGTCGAACGCGCCTCGGATAGTCCCACCTATCGACCCAAACACAGTTCCAATCGCATCACCCATAACTTCGATTGCAGGAGTGATGAAGTCGATAACAGGCTTGATAGCGTTCTCCCACAGCCAGTTGAACACTTTACCGATGTTGTCCATTGCTGGTTTGATGGCGTTCTTATATAGCCAATCGACCACGACCCCCATCGCTTTGAGTGCGAGTTTGATGCGGTCAACAACAACCTTGATGATGGTCGTCCAAATCCAGTTGAAGATGTCACCGATTGCTTTGAACGCGGGTTGCACTGCGTTCTCCCACAACCACGTGAACGTGAACGCCAGAAGGTTGATGATAGAGACAATGATTTGGACTATCGGCTGGATGATGACTTCCCACAACCAAGTAAATATCGCACCGATAGCGTTGAATATCGGCATGAGAATAACCTCCCACAGCCAGGTGAAGATGGCAGCCCACATCTTGATGTAGCCCACGTAGAGGTCCACAATGGGCTTGATGATGGACTCCCACAACCAGGTGAAGATGGCACCGATGGCAGTAAAGACGGGCTTGAGGATTGTCTCCCACAACCACGTCCACGCGGCACCCAGAACACCTACAAAGCCCTGCCAAATTTGCTGCCCCAGTTCGGTTTGGGTGAAGAAGTAGACCAACCCGGCCACGAGCGCGATAATGGCAGCAACAATCGCACCAATCGGGTTCGCGACGATGGCAGCATTGTAGAGCCACTGGGCGGCCGTAGCCACCTTCACTGCAACAGCCACAACACCAATAGCGACAGCAAGGGTGGACAACCATGTCCAGTTGTCCTTGATGAAACTGAACACGTTTTTGAGGGCTTCCCAAATGCCAGTCAGGAACCCCGCGAACCGACCACCGGCACCTTCACCGGACTCCATCTGCTCTAAGAAACCAGAAACAGCTTCCCCAGCCGTCTCCAACATCGGGGCCAACTTCTCCAGCAAAGGCACCAGCATGGCACCCATGCTGGAAATTACGTTGTCTTTGACACGCGCCCAAGTATTCGAGAATGATCCGCCAGCCAACTCACCAGACTTTATGATGGACTGGAAAATGTCGCCCGTACCGGCTTCGATCGCCCCAGTGACCTGCTCAATGTCAATCTTGCCTTCGGAGGCCATCTTGTTGACCTGCTCGATAGACACACCGAAATGGTCCGCCAAAGACGACATGATAGGCACACCAGACTCGGAGAGCATCGTCAACGATTCCATCGTCACTTTACCCTGAGACGACATCTTCGTGAGCGCAGCAGTGGCCCGGTCGAGCTCTTGCCCTGTACCGCCAGTACCAATAACGGCGAGGCCCAAGTTTTTCATTATTCCGGCAGACTCGTCAGCCTGAACACCAAGATACGAAAGAGCTTCCCCACCCTTCAAATAGTTCTGGTACGGGATAGCCGTCTCGCTAGACACAGCCTTCAAATCTGCCATCACACGGTTAGCGTCAGTAGCAGACCCATACAACCCAGTGAGAACCTTCTGCGAAGTCTGAATCCCCGCCGCCGACTTCAACGCAGCAACACCCACCACGGCAACCGCAGCGGCCGCAGCAACAGCACCAATCTTTATAGCCTTACCCAGCCCGGCCATAAACTTGGCACCAACTTTGTTACCAGACTTCCCCACAGCGCCCTGAACGTCAGAACCACCCAGAGACTTAGTGATATCGCCCTTCACCCCCGGCATGCGGGTGTACAGACTTACGTACGCGGCAGCGATTTCTGTTGCCATGAAGGGCCTCCCGGGATGACGAAAGGCCCCGCTGTTTGCGAGGCCCTCCATCTGAGTATCTAGTTATTTTGTTACGCGGTCACTTTTGCGTGCCTGCCTGCGTTTCCACGCCGCCGCCCGCACATCCGTCCGAGCCTTATCCGCCGAAACCTCCCCCGCAAACACCGGCGGTTTTGTTAGTTCAGGCTGATTCGAACCCTTGCTACCATCCTTCGTTTGCACCCAATACAGGACACGCAAACGAAACTCCACAAGGTTCAACAAATGAGTTTCCTCAGACCACGCCAACGGGCCACCAACAGACCGCCAAAACGCACACCCCGGCGGCAACCACACAGCCATCGCGGCCATCTCCGTGAGAGTCAACCCGTTACCGGTAAGCGGCAACCCGTACTCAGCCCTGAACGACGCCAGCAGAGCTCCACGATGGTTGTGGAGTCCCTCTGCCAGCAGCATTAGTTTGGGTTGAGTGCCTCGAAAATCTCTTTGACGAACTCAGCCCCGGTCACGATGGACACACGCTTGGTAGTCTCATCGCGTAGCTGGTCCATCACCGTCCGGTAGTCGTCACCGACCAGCCGACGCAACAGTGAAGGCATCGCGGCAGGGTTGTTGTCCATATCCACTGACCGCAAATCGTCTAACAGTTCGAAGTCGTCCAACGATTCATCGAGGACAGTGACGGTGATGCCACGCAGTACGACACGTTTAGCGGCAACCGTCCGCGCATCATCGCCCACACCGATCGTGACTTCAACACTTTCGACCTTCGGCTTTTCAACCTTCGGCAAATGGTCTTGTGGTTTTTTAATATCGGTCATGGTGATACTCCTTTTCAGGTGACAGCTCAAACAATGGGCGGGTGGGGCGAGCCGTCACCAAACGATTCCCCACCCGCCCACCAATCAAGCAGCTTCGACTGTGACGTCCGGAGTCGTACCACCAGTGAGGGAGTTGGCTACGGACAGCGATACACCAACCGGGAAAACGAGCGTGTATGCGGTCGCCGTACCCGTTGCGGTAACCGCTGCAAAGCCAGTAACCCCAGACAGGGCGTTGATCGCCGCTGCGACCGCAGTCGGTGTGGCATTGTATGCCAGATCAGCCGTCGAGTACCCGTCGAACGTCAGCACATAACTACCACCAGTCGGAGTGCCAGTGATCGCCACATCCCAATCTGTGACCGCCTCAAGGGTGCCCTCAAACACCTCATAGTCGCCGATGACATCCGCAAGGAATGGGAACCCCGAAATGTCAGAGTTCACGAACACTCGATCGCCGTCCGGAGAAATTTCGATACGCTCAAAAACCCACCGTTCTTTCAACGTCACATTATCGGCGTCGAAAACGTCCACAACTGCGGCACGTGCAGAGATTTTCTGACCCGGGGAACGAGTGGACTTGCGAACACCCGCAGTGGTAGTGACATTCTTTTCGTCATAGCGGAGACTCTTCGTCTGCGGCTTCGACTCAAGAGCGTGGAAACTGATCGTGGTACCAGGGGTATCCATGTGCGTGCGAACAACGCGCGCGCCTTGATATCCACGAATCTCAGACTTCGAGCCAGTGAAAGCTTCCGTGATCCCATCAGAATGAATCCATCCGACATCCTGAAAGCTAGCGTTGAGCACCGCGTCTATGGATGTCGGCAGGGTCGTACCGATGGGGGCCAGATAAATACTGTCGCTATCAGATCCGAAGATCCGCGCCAGTGAACTATTTACGGTCATGGTTATACTCCATTCTTAAGAGCCGGACATGACCGGCATTGAGAAGCCCTACCTGTTTGGGAAGAGCCGAATTTGGGGGCGTTAGCGGCCCGAGCGAACCATCAGTTGAATGGTGAACGTGTAACGGGGTGTGCCCGTATCAGGGTCAGGGTCAACATGCAGACCACCGGTTTCTTCCACACCACGCACCAACGGCATCAACGTGTACTTGTTCAGAAAAGCTTCACGACACTCAGAAGCAAGATCGAAAGCGTCACCCGTAGTGGTCGCCCACCCCTGCACAGTAAGTTGCGCACGCTCAAGCACACGGTTATCCGCAGCACCACCAGTACGGAAAAGGCGCACAAACTTGGTAGGCCGGTTCGCGGGTACCTGCGTGACCACTTTCGGGGCCGAGGTCGTGGCAAGTAGGAACGTGCGGCCCATAGCCTCAACATCAACGAATCTCATCGCATTGCATCCAAAGAACGCTCCAACACAGCTTCCTTAGCCTGCCGGCGAGCACCCTCAGCGTCCGCCGTCTGCACGAACGCGCGCGACGTGTACTTGTGTGGTTTCACAACAGCCTCAAACCCTTCACCCGCGGCACGAGCAGCACGAACAGCACGCGCCGCAATGTCACTCTGTACCGCATCCGACTTCAACAATTTACGGATACCCCGGATGTTCAGCTTCACTCTCACATCAGCCATTTATCCAGTCACCGCCCTCAAATTTATTGCGTTGCCGTTCATAGCGGAGTCGTACGGGTTGCGAAAATCAAGTGTGTCGCCGTCAACCTCAAACGGCTTGCCGCGCACCGTCACACGGTCGCGAGCGCTCAGAATCGATACGGATGGAACATAGATCGTGGGTGTAGTAACTACGCGGTCATAGCCGGGAATCAACGGTTCTGATGTGCCGCCGGGATTGAAGGCGTATATTCCGAGATCGACAGGTGTCGCCCACGTCTCAATCTCGTTACCGTGAGCGTCTGTACCGCTGCCGTTGTAAACCTCGTGCTGCACCGTCTCACTGATGTACCGCATGGTCACACCCACGGGTACGGCGCGACGTAACTCGGCGAGAACGGTGATGTTGAAGGGATCATCGACACAGTGAAAGCACCCTCCTGCTTCCCCTGCAGTTTCGCCAACTCCTCGTCGGTGATCCCAAGACCACCAGGCTGGTTACCGCCATACGTTTTAGAGGCCGTGTAAGGGCCAGTAGTGACGTTCGTCTGCCGGATGCCCTCCGGGTTGCGGAAAACACGTGTGACCATCGCCACAACCACGTCTTTCGCCGTGTCGAGCAGGTCCGTGCGTGCTGGGACTTCTGCGCCTTCAGCCGTGATACGTGTCTGGATGTCAGGCACACGATATTTGATCTCGCGCTCGGCCTTGCCGATCCATGCCTGAATTTGCGTTGTGTCGGTTGGTACGCCCTCACCAATCCACGCGCCAGTCACATCAGACGGGTCAGTCCATGAAGCCATGATGCCTCCTTCGTGTAGATAGGTCAGAGAGGGAGAGGCGACACCCGAAGATGTCGCCCCTTCCGTTAATCTTCTTCGGACTCGTCTTCGTCGCTACCGTCTGTGGAGCCCTCAGGCTCGTGCAGCTCGATAGCGGCAATGATGTCGTCTTTCTTGGTGGCGTCGAGAAGGTCGATACCGTTCTCTTCGGCGTAAGCCTTGAGTTCAGCAACCTTCCATGACGAATCGGG